CATTCCAGATGTATGTATGATCCGACTCCAGCTTATCTATAAGTCTTCTCGCACACCTTATGATTACCCAATCTTTCCTCGTTACTTTCATTCTTCTTCCTCCCCTAAATTAAAAACCCGTTTTGTAGTACTTGACAAATCAACTTTTCTAACTTCGTTATCCTTGACCGTGTAAACAGAATCGTCTTCAAAAACGACGATGCAATTGTCCAGTCGGGATAACATCTTTAACTGCTTATCTGTCACTTGGTTTTCTTCATCGCTTTTGCTCCGGCCTTGCCCTTGGCAAGAAGGTCATCCTGCTGTTTTTTGGTCCGGCCAAAATGTAACGCGGTTGCGCCCTGTTCTACTTCTTGAATCTTGCCTCCTCTCTTGAAAAAGTCTTCAATCTGATTAACCATGGCATTCCTGGCCGATTCTTTTTCTGTCGCAGTTGCCAGCTTTGGCACGATGTTCTTTGTGTCTCTTCTTAATTTCATGTCTTCACCCATGACGTTGATAATGATTTTGTCGCGTTCAAGAAATCCCATGTGGGATGAAATTTCTGCTCCCATAAATCGTTTGCGTCCCGCTGATTTTTTTGCCTGGAAAGTTGAATGCACTCATCAGAACAATATCTTTTACTCGCGTGAGCGCCTTCCGGTAAATCTTGGCCGCACTCCTTTCTTCTACAGCTTCTCATTTTATTCTCCTCACCTCTGATAACTGTAATAAATTCGCTCGTACTCTTCGCCACCTTTCCGCATGATGTCTTCAAGTTTAGCTCTATCTTTACTGCCCTTCTCAAAATCTCGCGGATCGTCTGACATTTGGTAATACCAATCGTGCGCGTCACATAACTTCTTAAATTCAATCGTTGTCATAATCTTCTCCTTAAACCGTGGGATAGTAAACCATGGGATAGCCTTCACGCTATCAGCTTTACTCTTTCTTTCGCTAACTTGTACCTTTTGTAATCTGTGTAAGCAATTTTGCCTCCCTTCTCCTTTTCGTTCTCATAAATCTCAATGAACCATCTATCTTCTTGCGCCTTGTCTAAAACCTTGCGAGGTATGTCGGCCACGTTTCTATTTTCGTCTCTAAACAGAACGTTCACCGATAGACCTAAAGCTTCAACGACTTCAGGACCAGTTGCTAGACACGCATAACAATGTATCAAGACTTTGCCATCTTCTTCTTTCAACGATAACGCCGTTGGATTGTTCCCATCGTGGACCGGACATACACTTCGGTATCTATCACCATGTCTTCTTACTTTGTCTAATCGCTGTAGAATATCAGATAGCACTTTTCACCCTCTTAATATGTAAATGTTTGATGTAGTTTTGCGTGTCCTGAGACACATGAATTGTCGCTTGAGGAGCTATCTTGTTGGGCCAGACACCGAACTTTGATCTATAAGCCCATGAGGACCAACCTGCCTTGAAGCCTTTCTGTCTACCGTAAAATTGTAGCTCACCAAGGAAGATTTCCTTGTCTTCGGTGGTAGCCTCCCTGTTGGTTTTCTTGAGTTCTTTGAGGATCTGGTCATCACTCTTCAGCATTTCCTTCACGGGACGCTCATAACCACAAGCACACTTGACCACATAATGTTGATAACACTGTGGACACACTGCTAGATCAGGTTCTTTCTTCTCTTTGACCAACTCTCGCTCGTCAAACTTAACCTCACCATTATCCAACGACTCAGGCACAACGTCTTCGGGGAATCCATGTCGGGTGACGTTCCCTGCGTGATCTAGGTAAATGGCTTCTTCTTTGTTGGGATGTAATCTTGCGATGCGTCCCGCACGTTGAATGAACGAGATCAAACTTTTGGTACTGAAGCAATCTATCAGCGTCTGGACCTTCGGTGCATCGTAACCAGTATTTAATAACCTGGAGCAACTTAGGATCTGGAACTCGCCTTCGTCGTGCGCTTCAAAGAGGATTTGTCTTTCTTCTTCATCCATGTATCCATCAATGTGTTCTGCCGTGATGCCCTCGCTCTGGAACATCTCCACCAACTTCTTTGAATGTTTGATTGATGGTGAGAATGCGATTGTTTGCCCTTTGCCGTACCGTTTGAAGTTCTCAATGATGTCTCCCGCTAATTTATCATCCTTGTCTATCGCTTCAGATAGACTCTTAGGATCATAGTCTACACCTCCGGTTGAGAGACGTTTAGTCTTGACACCCTTCAGATCAACAGTTCTACCTCCGTAGTAACGCACAGGACATAAATAATCCTTTTCTAATAGTTCTCTGGTGGTGATTGGCACGATTAAATCAGTGTAATGTTGACCCAATCCCTTGGAGTAAGGCGTGGCACTCAACCCGATGAAAATAACATTGCTGTTCTTCTCCATCAGTTCAGTCATCGCCTTGTAGTGAGTATGGCACTCATCAACAATCGCAACATGAAAGATAGGTTGGTATCTTTTTCTCGCCAACGTCTGAATAGACGCTATCTGGACAGGCGCACTTGGATCTGTTCGCCAGTGATCGCCCTGCATGACCCCGCATCTAATACCTGCACGGTCAAACTCCTGCAACGCCTGATCAACTAATTTTATTCTGTCGCAAATGAAGATCCCTGTCTTGCCGTTCTCAACGACCGATTTAAGAATCTCCATCGCAACTCTGGTTTTACCGAATGAACAAGGAGCCGCGAGTAATGCCTTCTTGTTCCCCTCTCTTACAGACTGCCGCAGCATCTGTATCGCTAGTCTCTGATGCTCTCTAATCATCAAAGTGCATCTCAACAGCGTTTAACACAAAATCCTTCATTTCCTCTTGCGTCATCGCCGTACCCATTACCTGACGCACGATTTCCAACCCCATGTGAAAGTTCAGTCCCGCTGTCGCGCTAGGATCTAAACGCTCGTCAAAAATCAACTCAAACACTTCGTCCCAATTCTTCTTTAAAACCTCGTCCATCCTGTCTATGGCAGGATCTTTGAACTCTACTATTTCTCCCATTGCACTTCTCCTTTTTGCTCTGAAATCTTTAACGAGTATCTCAACAACAAATATGGATGTCAACTTATTTGTTAACTTAATTCACGATATAGGAGAAGTCTTGAGTCCACACAATAAGCCTGATAAGTCTCATGCCTGGGCCGCTTTCTATCAGTCACCTCAACCACTTTCATATGCTCACGGTCTTTTTTCGTATCAAAGATCAGCACCGCTTTGCGTGTCTTGCAAACTATGAAATAGAAACGAGGTTTAGGATCGGCCTTGTCAAACGACCACTTGTTACACAAAAACGCAGTGGGAAAAGGATGTCTGTTGTTCTTGAATTCGTACCCTGACCCCTTGACCTCGCAGATCTCCTCCTTGCCTTTACTGATAATCTTGAGGTCACCGTTATCAGCGTACTTATGTCGGTCCTCAAAGCTCGGCGTTAATTCTTGCGGGAGGATCTGCACCCAGTACCCTTTTCTCAGCAGCGTCATGGCGATTAGTTCAACGACTTTGTGACTTTCTCTCCAACGTTGTCTAAAGTCTTCGTTATTTTCTTTGTACATCTCTTCTCCTATTAACATTTCTTTGATAATGCAAATGAGTTCAGATTTGAGTAAATTCTGGCAATACTTACCCAAGAAAGCATAAAAATGCCTTCTTAGTGATTGCCATAATGCAAATTGAGACGAGATCGTCGCGCATCTGGAGCAGATTACTTTGTGAAGCTCTGCCTGAAGCGATTACGACTCACAAGCCGCCCGACTAGGTCACTCCCGACTAGTCTGCGTACACCCAAGGTTTCCCAATATAGGTTCGCGTTCTAGTCCACTCATACCCTCCAAGACTTATCGGTTCCCCTTTTTTAACATGGTGGGAGACGCGGTTAAGCGGACGTATCCATGTGCTTGGAGCCGGAGAGAAAGTCTTTTATGCGGATTGCAGATGTGGTAGGATTCAATCGTGTCGGTTGTGACCACGATTCTTCCTGCTTGCAATCGGACATTAAAGGGACACCCAATCCCGCCGACACATTCAATACTACTCTACTTAGTTTCTCCGATCAACTTATTTAAATACCACTGAGCCTTCTTCAGATCCTCTAGAGCAGATCCTTTGTACTTATGCCTATGAAGATACTTGTGGCAATTACCCAACAGGTAAGCGCCAAATTGATCGCCTGTCTGCTGTTTGATGTAATCAATACATTCAATATCGCCTTCGTTGTAATGCGGTGGTTTTTCCACTGCCAACCATTTCAATTGATTCCACTCTTCTTCCGTTGCATTTGGCATTTATAACC